CCACCAGCACCACCAGAAGTTGACATATCAGCGCCCCAGCTCATCAAGACGATATCGCCCATTTGAGCGTCCCAACCTTCATTACGACTGACGCGATAGAAGCCATTGTTTGCGAGTTGCTGGCCAAGCGTGACAGTTGACGGCAAGCCTTGAATTGGAATACCAGCTTCTTTCAGAGCTTGCGAGATTGATCCAGAACAATCAGCCGTGCCATCTGCCCCGTTACGACTTCCAAGCATGGAATAAGTGAGCAAACCGCGATGATTGATAAACCAGTTTACTGTAAGTTGTTGTACGCTCATTGTTTATCTCCTATTTCTTCCATTCGTCGTTAGCACGTTTAACTGCTGCTTCGATAAAGGTATTTAGCTCTTGATTCGTCAAGTGGATGTTTTGAGACTCAAGGCCCTCGATCAAGCTAGTTTTAGCGTGTTCTAACTTGTCTGTCCCGTGAATATCCAACTTGTCCGCAACTTGTTCTGTAGCGTTGACCGCGTTCTTGGCTAAGATCTCGACGATCTCGATCGCTTTCTTGCCACCGCGCATAAGTAAGTATTTCTTGATCGCTTGAACCACGATCCCCGTTAATACCACCAAGATACTCATAGCTGACGATGTGATAATGCTTGTAATTTGATCCATGTTATTTGTCCTCTTCTATTTTCAATTCTAAAAAGCGCTCAAAAAGCACTCTTATAGCACCGTTACCGCCTAATTCGACGTAACTCTCGTATAGTTTAGATAGCTCCTCTAGTTCGTGCTGGTTCGTGTATCCACGCTTGAGCGCGTTCTTTAAGTTTTCCTGCAATCGAAAACGCTGGAGCCGTTGTAAGCCTTTCCCGATAATCGTTAAATTCCGCTGGTTATCTTTCCCAATCTCTTCCACGCTTGAGACTGACTTCTCGAGGGTATCTATCTTGTTAGATAGACCCTCAAGACGTTTGTCAGCTTCTTTCGAGGTTTTGGTACTCTTAAACGAGAAATAACTTGGAATAATCACAACTAAAACGGGAGTCAATTTATCAACTAGTGCCAATAGGTCCAATTTAACCACCCCCTATATAGCTACTAGCTTACTGGACGGGTTGAGTTTCAAGCTCTCCCGCTGGTTGAGGTGCGTTTTCTTTAGGCTCTGTCCATTTCCAAACTGCCAGCTTGCCGTTTTGCTCAAGATTTGCGAGCTGCTCCAACGTTTCGCCGTTATATGTGAACGGTTGATTTACTTGGACCATCACGCGCTTACCTTCGCTGTATTTTTCGGTATGGTTTGGATCCTCGATAGCGAAGATCGCTTGTGCTGGATAGGTTGCCCCAACTTTACCAAGGTCCACCAACTCAAGACCACGCTTGAATACTGTAGGATCTAGTGGGTGGTCTGTGTCAGTCACACGGGCAAGTACGCTCCATTCTGCCACATCTTTCACTTTCTGGATCTCTTCGTCTTTCTTGGCGAGCTTCACTTCATACTCTTGGGCTTGTGTGTGCAAGTCCTCTTGCAACTTCTTGACACCCTCGGCTGGGTTAAATTCAGTTGCCACTTGACCAAGCACGGCTTGGATCAACGCTTCATCTGATTCGTTGGTACGGTCCCCGATCAAGACACGCTCAAAGGCTGTATAAGGGTTGTTTGAACGGATTGATACGAAAGTACGACCTTCTTCTTGCAAGTATTTGTTGATAATTTTGAATTCCATATATTTTTAATCCTCTTTGTTTTCTAATTTTTGAGCTGTTTCATCGAACAACTCTTTGAGTGCTTGATCGCTGTCTAAAACGTCGTTAAACTTGCTCAATAGCTCGTTTACGCGCTTGTATTCCTCGCTTGCTTCTTCGTATAAGACCTTGTACTTTGAGGCTTCTACGATCGCGTTTGCGAGTGTCTGCGAGATCTCATTGATAATTTTATTTGCTATGTCCATTTGTGGTCCCTCTTTACATTTTATAATTTCCTATATTAGTCCAGCCTGCGTGTTGGGCTATCGAGACAACGAAATCAACCAAGTTATTAAAATAATACGTTAAACTTTTTCCATTAATTTCTATTTTTTTAACAGTAAGAGTATCAGTTGATACTTGGCTTGAGGCTCCTACGAAAGCAGCCGAAATAGATCCTTTGCCATGGCCATTAAGGCTCACACCGTCTCGAGAGTCTAAAGAGAACGAGCCATAGTGATCTATTTTTGCGTTACCGGACCAAGTTCCTTTTAAATCTTTGATATTTAATAATAATCGTTCGTTTGCTTCAACGTTTAAAAAGTCCGAATATGTTGATATTTTACTTGTAAAATATCTATTATTGATATCACCGATTTTAATATAGGTTTGAGGCGCTGTTGAAGTTTTAGCCTCTGAAATACCGATACTTACTTCGCCGGTCGTTAGTTGTTCGATAACTCCCCGACCATTTGCGCGTGTACCCATCAAGATTGAAGTAGCTGTTCCTGTCCGAGCTGTCCATAAGTCGCGGTTGTTTTGCTGGTTTTTTAATCTGGTAGCTGTCGCCGAATCGATATCGACACCAATCAAAAGGCCGGATCCTTGCGTATTCGACGCACGATCTCCACTTCCAATCATTGAGACGGTCCCGTCGTTTTGGTTATAAAACGTTAAAAGCGTGTGATTGTCGAATCGGATCTCATTTTTTGGGGTATCGATCATAAACGATTCATCAATACTTCCGAGTGTTACTCCTCGAATATTGATACCGCGAAGGGTCCCTGTGTTGATTGATCCGGCATCGAAGTTGATCGCTCTGAAAGTCGAAAAGTCAGCCTCGCCACCCGAGATCTTACTCGCTGACAAAGTTTTGATACTCGCGGAATCAATCACCCCATTTTTAATATAGGTATTCTCACCGATAACAATTAATGACTCGTTGATTTTAACCGAACCGTCTTTGTTAAGATTGATCTGGCCGATCACATCGCCCGCGCTGTTTAGGTTTTTGACTGCCCAAGAGCCCGCGAGCTGTGTGACTTGCGTCCGTGTGGCTTCTGCCATTTCTTTTGCCTGTTTGGCTTGTTCTAAAACTTGGATCGCTTTTTGTTGAGCGCTACCAGCTACCATTTTCGCGTCCTCGGCCTTGTCTAACGCGCTACTTGATCTGGACGCCGCTTGTTCTGCTCTGCTTTGGGCCGTGTAAGCGAGTTGTCTTACACTATCTGTCGCGCTAGATACTTCGCCGATTTTCGAGGTCATTTGTGATTCAAGCGCTTTTGTTTCTGCGAACGCATCATCAAACTGACTTGGCTTGTAAGGCCCTGTATTTGATCCGCGGACAAGCATAATTTCTTTGATTTCTACCCACCCATTCTTTGCTATGTAAGCATAAAATGGTAAGTTTTTGTGTTTGCCAAACTCAAAATCCGAGGACATATAAAATGTTCCTTGAAATTCTTTCCACTCGTCAGAAGCTGGAGTATTTGACCGTGCGGCTGTGGCTGTAAACGCTGCACGATTCAAAACGTGGTTTTTAATAATGACGTTGAAATCATCATCAAGCGCACCACGAACGCGATATTTAAAGCCTACAGAATATGTTTCACCTTTATAAATTTTGCGAACGTAAATCGGGAGCGTGAATCCCGACCAGTTCCCGGACGTTAGTTCTTGAGCTTTGATTGTAAAAATTCCGTTGTTTACAGAAACATTCACACCCGTTCTTGTTTCGTTTACGAGAACGTGCTGGTCCATCTTCTCTGAATTAACGATCAAGTTATTATCATCTACGATATACTTCCCGACTTCCGTCTGGAATATCTCGCTCGACATAACCAGACGGGAGAGCTTATCTGGTGCGCCTGTTTCAGTCGTGCCAAGGATCCGTTCAAAAACTTTGTTAGATTCGGTTAGCTTGTTAAACTCGAGGGTTTGTCTTCTGATCGAATCTTCTTGTCGGTCTACTCGATCGTAAATGTTACTGGTGTCTCTAAGCAGACCGCTTACTGTTCTTTTGTCAGCAAAATCATTAGAAAGTTTTGTAACGATCTTACTATAGATCGTGTCACCGTCAACGCTCTTGACTCCCTCGGTGACTTTGTTCTGCAAGTCCGAACTGGTCAAAATCTGTTGTTTGATCTGATCTGAAAGTTTGGACGTATCGGGAAGCGTCCCAGCTTTCTCTAACGCTTCTCGAGCTGTTGCGTTTGCTTGTTCTATTGCCTTATTTGTAGCCGTCTGAGCTTCCGAAAGCAACGTTTCGATCTTCTTCGTGTCAACTTTGAGAATTTTCGGTAGCCATTCCGTCCCGCTCCAATAATAGAGCTCTGTCTCTTCGCCCACGGTCAAGTATAAGAGAT